CGATTGGACAAGCTCAAGACAAAATGGGCGTGTCTGATCTGTTGTTTCTTGCATACCATGCAATGAAGCGTGAAATGGCCGGCAAACCTGTCAAGCCATTTGAAATTTGGTGCGAAACTGTCAGCGATATTGTTGTCGGTGATGCAAACCCAAAAGCTACAAGCCCGGAAGCATAAATCGGATTTTATGGGAGGTGGCCATAGCAAGTGGGCAACCTGTCAGCGAATTCAAAACAGCTGAGGATCTATTAACGGCAATTGAGATTTTGGAGAAAAGAAATGGCTGAGGAAGCGATTGCATTTAACAAGCAAGAATTGCGATCCGTTTTGTCAGCTTTCAAAGCGATGGATGAGGAAGCTGTAAAGCAAGCCAAAAGCGTGAGCAATGGCTTGGCCACTTATTTGCAATCCAAAATCATCAGCGCAGCCGGCAACCGGCCAAATGCTGCCGCATCCAGAATTGCTCAAGGATCACGGGTCAGCAAGTCATCAAAAATTGGTGAACTGTCTTTTGGCTTTGTATCTCAGAAATTTAGCGGCGGCGGGACAACTCAACAGCTTTGGGGCGGTTACGAATTCGGCTCAAATAAATTCAAGCAATTTCCGGTGTGGTCAGGCCGTCAAGGTCGCGGATCACGCGGATGGTTCATATATCCAACATTGCGAGCTGAGCAGCCTCATTTGATTGGTCAATGGCTCAACGCTTTCGACCGCATTTTGAAGGAATGGTGACATGGCCGGACAATCCAGAACCTTAAAGCTGGCCTTGCTGGCCGATGTTGCAAATTTCACCAAGGATCTTGGTAAAGCTAACGATTCAACCAAAGACCTTGGTGATAAAGCTGGCGAATTTGGCAAAAAAGCCGCAGCGGCATTTGCCGTGGCTGGAGCTGCAATCGGTGCATTTGCCATTGCATCGGTCAAAGCCGCAGCTGAGGATGAAGCCGGGCAGAAAAAGCTTGAAGAAACAATCCGCAACACCACCAATGCCACAGCTGAACAGATTGCCGGGATTGACAAATATGTGACCGCGCAAAGCATCGCCACCGCGACAACCGATGATGTGATCAGGCCGGCCTTGTCTCGACTATTGCGCTCCACAGGAGATTTGACGAAAGCTCAAGAATTATTGACATTGAGCCAAGAAATTGCGGCGGCCACGGGTAAGCCTTTGGAGGCTGTCACAAATGCTGTTGCCAAAAGCTTTGATGGATCAAATACAGCACTCACCAAATTAGGCGTTGGCATTGATGCTGCAACTCTCAAGACATTGACATTTGATGAAACACAAAAATTACTCAACAAGACATTTGATGGCTTTATTGAAAACCAATCAACAACCGCAGCATTTAAGTTTGAACAATTATCAATTGCCATTGATGAAACAAAAGAGCAAGTGGGCGCGGCTTTATTGCCAGCGGTAACCGAATTAACTGAATACATTTTGACCAATGTTGTGCCAGTCGTACAAAGCTTTGTGGATGGTTTGACAGGCCAAGGCGATAGCTTGAACAGCGCATTGACCAAATCACAAAAATCAGCCATTGAGTGGGGCAAAAAGGTCCGAGGTGTTATCGACACAGTTATCGAATACAAGGATGTTTTGATCGTTACAGGTGCCGTCATTGCCGGCATTTTTGTTGTTTCAAAAATTGCCGCAGGTGTGACCGCTACAATTGCGCTCATCAAAACATTGATTGTGGCTTACAACCTTTTGAAATCATCGGCAATCGTTGCAGGCGTTGCACAAGCTTTTGCGCTAAATCCATTGCTTGGTGTGGGTGCGGTGGCACTGGCTGCCAGCGTTTTAGCTGGAGCAAATGCTTTGGCTCGCTCAAGTGATAGTGAAGTCCCGGGATCAACAGCAACCGGGCCGCTTGGTAATTTCTCAATGAGTACAGGATCGGTCATGCCATCAGCTGGCACGACTGTCATACCATCCGGAGGCGGCGGCGGTGGCGGCGGCGGTGGTGGCGGCGGCGGTGGCGTTTCAACAGTCGTGGCAAATGCTGCAACAGTTACCAAAAAAGCTGAGCAGGTTGTCACAGACATTGCCGGCGCATTTGATGATTTCACAAGTGGCACAACCACATTGGCCGGTGTCAATGCTGCATCAAATCGAGCTTTTCCATATGGCACATCTGGGGTCAATACAAACACGCTGGCAGGAATTATGGCTGCCTCAGCTCAGCCAGCGGTCGTGATCAATGTCAATTCTCCATCAATCATTGATGAGGAAGGTTTCACGCGTGCGCTGAATAACGCTCAAAATAACAGTTTCTTTAGAGGCACCGGCGGTGCGACTAATTTAGTCGGAATTTAGCATGAGCATTTTCAATCCTGTGTGGCGTGTGACCATTGGCGGTGTGCAATACCAAACCGCTATTTTGGCAAATCTTACAATCACAAGCGGTCGGACAAACATTTACGAGCAGGCGCAGGCTGGATATACAAACCTCGAAATCATTAATTTGAATCAATCCAATGTTGCAATTGGTATCAATGATTCGCTCACCATCGAGCTGAAAGATTCCACAAATACATTTGTGCCAATCTTTGGCGGCTCGGTTGTGGACATCGGCATTTCGGTTGCTGAGGTAGGTTCGATTGATTATGCACAGCGCATCAGCATCATTGCTTTGGGCGCATTGGCTAGATTGCCAAAAGCTTTGACCGATGGTGTGCTATCCAAAGAGTTTGACGGCGATCAAATATATGATGTTTTGGCTGGTGTTTTGTTTGATTCATGGCAAGAGGTGCCGCAGGCTTTGGAGTGGGCAACATACGACCCAACAACGCAATGGCAGGATGCTGAAAATTCAGGATTGGGAGAAATTGATCGCCCAGGCAATTACGAGCTCGCGGCCCGTTCTAGCTCACGCACGGATGTTTATTCATTGGTCGCAGCTTTAGCCACATCGGGATTGGGTTACATTTTCGAGGATGCTCAAGGCCGGATTGGTTATGCAGACAGCACACACCGCACAAACTATTTGGCGGCAAATGGTTATGTTGATCTCACGGCAAATCACGCTTTGGCATCAGGTTTGAGTATCCAGCAACGCGCAGGCGATGTGCGAAATTCAATTACCATCAAATACAATGCCACATCATCGGCCGAGGAATCTGCAAGTGATGCAGCCTCGATTGCTTTGTATGGCCAATTGGCTCAAATCATCAGCACAACATTGCACAATTCATCCGATGCCGAGGATCAGGCAAATTTCTATTTAGGCCTAAGAGCTTATCCACGATTTAATTTCAACAACATCACATTTGAGCTGACAAACCCAGAAATCGATGATGCTGATCGGGATGCCTTGATAGGTGTTTTCATGGGTATGCCGGTGAACATTGCCAATTTGCCACTCAATATGAATTCAGGAGATTTTCTGGGTTTCGTTGAAGGCTGGACATTTTCGGCCAGATACAATCAGGTCAGCATTTCAATGATCGTTTCACCGATTTCATTCTCATTGCAAGCCATGCGATGGAATGATGTGCCGGTGGTTGAGGCATGGAATACAGTCAATCCAACTTTGGATTGGATCAATGCCACAGTTGTGGCGTAAGGAGAAAACAAATGACGAACCCCACGAGTAATTACAATTTCCAAATGCCAACAGCGACCGATTTGGTCACGGATTTGCCAGCTGATTTTGAGGTATTTGGTCAGGCTGTCGATACACGATTGAAAGCATTGCAACCGGGCACCACGCTTGGTGATTTGGCTTATTCATCGGCTACGGCTAACACAAATACGCGATTGCCAATTGGTACAAGTGGGCAGATTTTGTCCGTAAATGGATCAGGCGTGCCAGCATGGACAACACCAGCGGCAGCGGCCGGCACATCATGGACATTGCTTAACGCAGGTGGCACAGCTTTAACGGGCGCACAGACCATCACAGTTTCAGGCATTTCAGCAAAAAATGATTTGTTTATCGTTTTTCGCGGTGCATCATCTGCATCAGCGCAAACAGAAATTAGAATTAGATTTAATTCAGATTCGGGAGCAAATTATTCAACTTTCGGATTGAAAAACAGCAATCCAACGACTTATGCATCAACAACAACTTTTAATGAAGAAAATCAAAGCGCAAATAACCACATCCGATTGGCGCAAACAACAACTAATGCAAACAGTACGGCATCAGGTTATTTGCAGGTAAGCGGTGCAAATACATCCGGCATCAAATTGGCGCATGGTGTTGGCGGTGCCGATCCAGCGGGCGGAAATGCGGGTGTTCAATACGCGGTTGGCGGGTCTTGGTCAGGATCGGCCACAGTGTCCACAGTTAGTATCATTTCAGAATTTGGCAATTTTGATGCTGGCACGATCTTTGTTTATACGAGCGCATAAGGAGAAATCATGAAAATCATTGAACGCACATTTGATGCAATAACGGGCGAAACAACAGAAACAGAGCGCAACGAAACAGCTGCCGAAAAGTCACAGCGAGAAAATGCCGAGGCCATTGCACAAGCTGCAATCTTGGCAGAAACTACAAAGGCAGCTGAAAAGGCTGCATTGCTTGAGCGTTTAGGCATCACAGCTGATGAAGCGGCTTTGTTGCTGTCATGACATTTCCACAAGGCACATTGCCGCGTTTGATACAAGTTGCACTCGCTGAGGTGGGTACGGCCGAAACCGGCAACAATGAGACAAAGTACGGCAAGCACATGAAAGCCGACAAGCTGCCATGGTGTGGATCATTTCTCAATTGGTGTGCCGATCAGGCTGGTGTCAAGGTGCCAAATGTTGTCAGCACAAGAGCTGGTGCCGAGGCATTTAAGAAAGCCAAGCAATGGCATACAACGCCAAAGATTGGTGATTTTGTTTTTTTTGATTTTATCGTTGATGACAAAACGACAATCAATCACATTGGCTTGGTCATTCGAGCATCGGAAAAACAGATTGTGACAATTGAAGGCAACACATCGGGTGCTGGTGATCAGCGCAATGGTGGAGAAGTCATGGTGAAATCAAGAGCTTTGGGAGCACGCTCATTTGTTGTCGGCTATGGCCGACCAGCTTATGAGCCATTTTCCGGTGATTTACCGGATCGACCAAAAGGAGAAAAATAATGGAGCAAGCAAAAGCAATTGCAGCATCATGGGCGCGGTCATACATTGCCGCAGCTTTGGCCGTGTACATGGCTGGAGGCGATCTCAAGGCAATGGCAATGGGTGGCGTGG